CATTTCGATTCAAAAAAGGTCTTCCTAAAGAATTTTTAAAGAAAGTACACAAATGAATATAAACAGCATAAAAAATGGCTAGAAAAACATCTAAGAAAAAAGCAGAAGACATTAAACAGCTTTACGACAAAGCTAATAATTCTCATCGCCACAAATGGCAATATTTAATGACTAAAGCATCTGATTTCTTTTTGGGTGACCAGTTAACTAAAGTTGAGGAGAGAGCCCTTGAAGAAGCTGGGATGCCGTCATTCATAATTAATCGAATTACTCCTGTAATTGAAACAATGAAGTATTTTGTTACCTCTGGCAATCCAGCGTGGAAGGCTGTTGGGGCTGAAGGTTCTGATGTAGATGTAGCAGCTGTCCATTCTGATATTATTGATTATGCATGGTATAAATCAAATGGTCGTTCTCTTTTCGCTCAGATTGTAGGAGATTCTCTTGTAAAAGGGGTTGGTTATTTTCATGTAGATGTTGATTCAGATGATGACAGGGGAATGGGAGAAGTTGTTTTTAAAAGGGTAGACCCATTTGATGTATTTCCAGACCCAATGAGTACAGACTTTCTTATGAGAGATGCTGCTTATATCATCGTTAGAAAGAATATGAGTAAGACTCAATTAAAAAATATTTTACCAAAATTTACCCGAAAGATTGATAAAGCTACTGGTTCTCCAGAGTTGAGAGCGTATTCTAGCAGAGCATCAGAAGACTCTGAATACATAACTAGAGAAGATATTGGATTTGAAGGATATAAAAAGGATGGAGAGCAAGATGAGATAATTGACTTTTATGAATGTTATATGAAAGAGAAAAAACAATTCATGAATGTCTTTATCCAAAAACCACCTAATCGACAGCAGATGCAAGAAATTCAGAAGCAAGTCCAAATGGAATTGCAAAACATGGCTGAGGAAATGTCAGTTCAATTGGCTGAGCAGCAAACCCAGATGGCTCAAGCTGTTGAAGAAGGAAAAATGATTCCCGAGAGAATGGAATTAGAATTAAAGAAAGCTCAGGAAGGTATCCAGCAACAATTGCAACAAGCAGAAGCATCTCTTACTGAGAGGTATGTTCAGCAGGCGACCATTGTAGAAAATACAGTTTTTAGAAAAGAAGCCTTTGATGCCATGTCTCAAAATGAACAGTTTATGGAAAGCGTTAAGGATGCAATTCCTTTTTGGGAAACGAGGGTAATGCTAAGATGTTGCGCTGGGGATGCGTTTCTTTATGAATATGAATTACCAGTTTCTGAGTATCCAATTGTTCCTATTGTATATCAGCACGCAGGGACTCCATATCCTCAATCAGCAGTCTCTCCTTTAGTTGGTAAACAACAAGAAATTAATAAAGCTCATCAAATCATGATTCACAATGCGAATCTTTCTAGTAATCTTAGATGGATTTACGAAGAAGGTTCAGTTCCAGAGGATGAATGGGAACAATATTCTTCATCTCCTGGTGCTCTGTTAAAATATAGACAAGGATTTACTCCACCGACTCCAATTCAACCTCTTCCTCTGAACAATGCATTTTATACCATTACTCAACAGGGCAAACAAGACATGGAATATCTAAGTGGTATTTCTCCTGCTATGCAAGGAGTTCAAGGAGAAGAGCATGAAACTTATAGAGGGTTATTAGCATTAGATGAATTTGGGACAAGAAGGATTAAAGCATGGATGCAGTCAATTGTGGAACCAGCTTTAGAACACATTGGAAGAGTATTCACTCAAGTAGCTCAAAAAACTTATACAGCTCACAAAGTATTTAGAGTGGTTAATCCAAATAATTTAGATGAAGAGAAAATAGCAGAAATTAACATTCCTGTTTATAATGATTTTGGAAAGGCAGTAGCTAAATATAATGACTATGGAGTTGCTGCTTTTGATATTAGGATAGTAGCTGGTTCTACGATGCCTGTAAATAGATGGGCGTTAATAGAAGAATATTTCAGATGGTTTCAAGCTGGGTTGATAGATGATATAGCGATGTTAGCTGAAACCGATATACGTGGAAAGGAAAATATTATTAAGAGAAAATCTGTTTATGCTCAACAACAGCAACAGATTGCGTCTATGGAAGAAGCCTTAAAAGACAGCGAGGGTACTATTGAAACCCTAGAAAGACAGTTAGTTCAATCAGGAATTAAAGAGAAAGTCGAGAAAGGTTCTAAGATAGTAGATAAAGAAATAATGGATACTCAGGGACAGCAAAAGCTGTTACGAGGTATGCTAAAGAACGAATTTGATGCTATTAGGCGTGAAGCCAAAGCATCAGAAAAAGATAAAAACAACCAGGAGAAATGAATTGATTATTTTCTGGTACAATCTTAACTTAAAAGGAGTATAATATGGCGGACGATTTACAGACCACAGGTAACTCGGAGGTCGAAGTTCTAGACGAGGCAGCTTCCGCTGCTGAATTAGGACTTGAGGAGACACTGTCTTCGACCCCTGGTTCTGACGAAGATTCTATCGAGTTCTTTTCTGCGCTTGATGCGCAGGTAAGTGGCGATGGCGATATTCACGAAGCTCAACCGCAAGCTGAACAGACAACTTCTCAGCAAGAGAACCCTAGTGAAGCACCTGGCCTTGAAGACAAGGTCAAAACTCTAGAAAAGAGATATGGAGATTCTAGTCGCGAAGGCAAAAGACTTAATAATCGATTGCAAGAACTAGAACCTTATGTCCCTATTTTAGAAGCTATGAGAGAAGACCCCAATTTAATTACTCATGTGAGGAATTATTTTGAGGGTGGTGGCTCAGCGCCTAACAATATGAAAGAACAAATGGGATTATCTGAAGACTTTATGATGGATGTAGACGATGCATTGTCTAATCCTGGCTCAGATTCTGGAAAGTTGTTTAATGCTACCATTGATGGTATTGTCCAAAAGCGATTGAGAGATTTTCAGTCAAATCAAGCTCAGGCATCATCTAAACTTGCTGAGGAATCTAATTTCAAAGCAAGACATGGGATGAGTGATGATGATTTTGGCGAAATGATGACTTTTGCGAAAGACCATACTCTTTCACTTGATGATATACATTATCTGAAGAATAGAGAGCAACATCAAAAGAATGTTGCCAACTCTACTAGAGAAGATATGTTGAATCAAATGAAAAATGTTAGCGGTAGACCTTCTTCAGTTGCGAGTGCAGGTTCATCGCCTCCACCTCCAGACAAAAGTGTAGATGACGTTGTTTTTGATAAATTGATGGGAGCCGAGTCAGTAATAGAACAAGTAATGTAAACACAACAGGAGATTAATAATGGCTGATACAAGCTATCCCTCAGAAACTCCTCTTGCTCTTGCAACTAGTTCAGGGCTGACCGAAGGTTATCGGGCGTCCCAGGGTTCTTCGTTAGGCACAGGTGACCTCCGTAGAAAGTATGATTTCTCCGAGAGGTTCACTGAGTTAGCGATTGACCAAACGCCCTTTTTTCGACTTGTTTCAAAAGTCGGAAAGAAACCCACAGACGACCCTAGTTTCAAGTTCACAGAGAAGAGACAGTCGTACATGAAAAGGTACGCATACGCTGTTGGTCAGGTAATTGTTGGAAGTGCAGATGCTTTTGATGACGCATCTTTCCGTAATTTCGATGATTCAGCAAGCGGAAAAGCTAACGAAGCAATCGCAGTAGGCGACACCGTGAAAGTCTATATGGCAACCGATTACAAATCGGCTGGTAATATTCAGAATGTTTCAGGGCAGTCGACTGGTGAGATTCAAGTTGGTGGAGCAGGAACTACACCAGAGTTCTTTCAAGTAAATCAAATAGTCCAAATTCCTTTGGCAGCAGATGGAAATGGTTCCCCAATCGCAGCTGATTATTGTTTAATGCGAGTTACGGCGGTCGGAGCATCAGTTGATAAAGGAAGTGCTGTGTCAACAGCAAGCGTTATGCATTGTAGGCTAGTCACAGGAGTTGTTATTAGAGCAGCTTCAGGCGCCCTTACTTCATACTCTGGCAATGACCCAGTAGCACAGGTATATGACAAAGACATCGCCCAGACTCTTGAAGAGATGCGATGCCATGTCGTAGGTACTTCCTATGGTGAAGGTTCAGGCCTTCTTGGTACTACTTGGAAAGATAACCCATACTCAACTGGTTATGGACAAACTCAAATCTTTAGGACTGAGTTTGGAATGACAAACACTGCCCGAGCAACGGTTCTGAAATATGAGCCTAACGAATGGGCTAGAGTTTGGCGCGATAAGCTGATTGAGCATAAATGGGATATTGAACAAGCTGGTTTATTCGGGGCTCAGGTAACTTCTAGCTCAGTAAACCACACTCAAGGTGCAGTGGACTATATTCTCAATTACGGTAACATCTTTGAATGGACGAAAGCCAAAACGGTTGACGGATTCCTAGATGATATGAGTAAGTATGTAGACCCACGATACAACAACAGTAAAGCCACAGTGTACTTCTGCTCGACAGATGTATACAACTGGTTCCACAAAATAGGTAATGGCGAAAGTTATCTAAGTGCAAACTTAGGTCTCGAAGACCAGTTGCGCTATGATGTGTCCAGAAGTGGCCGCAAAAAGGTATTCGGACTCGACACAATGACAGTTACGACTGTGTATGGCGATATGAATATCGTGCGTTGTATCTCGCTTGACCGCTCTCACGTCAAGATTCTTGGAATCAATATGAACCACGTTAAGTGCCGACCTCTAGTTGGAAACGGCGTAAATAGAGATACCTCTATCTATGTTGGAGTAAGTTCCCTAGAGAATACGGGAATTGACAAGCGGGTTGATATGATTCTAACCGAGCTTGGCTTCGAGTGGCAAATGCCCGAAGCTCACGCTGTTTGGAAATAGCAGCTGACATTGGAGATGATGGGTAGTGGGTTTTTTGCTCCTCCTTTCTGCTCACTACCCTGAGTCTCCATGCTGGAGATAATGAATGGCACTTAAACTTTGGGAAAAGGTCAATTATATTACTGGAAATTCCAGTAAATCTAGGATTCTGATAGACTATATAAATCAGGGTTCTAAGTTTGTTGTTGCTTCTCTTCCTGAGAAGTTCTTATGGTCTATAGCTAATGAAGAAAATGTCCAGGGACATAATGGTACTTCATCTGTTATAGGTAATGGTTCATCTACTCCCTATGATAAGATTCTTGCTGTATATAGATATGACGGTTCAACAACATCATCTGTGGTGAATAGCGCATCAACAATTAGCTCAGAAGGAACTAAAAAAAGAGTATGTGTTGAAGTTGAAGACCAGAATATTCATATATTTGATGAACCTAATAGTCTATTAAGAGCATCTAAGATGTTTCCCAAGTTTTATAAACTTGGTGGAAAGATTTATATTAAACCAGACCCTGATTACAATGCAGATGACGCTACTTATAATTATACTGATGTTGATAGCAATACTATTACAGTTAATGCAACATCAGGAGATAAAGGGGTTATAGTGTACGCTGCTCCTCCTCAAATAGATGAAAATACAGATGCATGGATTTTAGTTGAGTATGAGAATGTTGTACTACAGTATGCGTGTCATCTTGATGCATTATATCAAGGTGGAAAACATCGAGATAGTGCTCTTACATCTTTAACAGGAGTGACGACAGCTCTTTCTTCGTATCTTTCTTCTTTCCCATCTCATTCGATAAAAGATGTGGTTAAACCATCAGCTCCTTCTGCTATATTTTCTTCCGTTACTCCTTCAACGGCATTACCAAGTGTACCAGACTTTGCTGGAGTATCTCTTCCAGTCTCATTAAACGTATCAACTTCTTTACCTTCTGACTTTGCAATCACAGAGACTTTACCAAGTGATTTGACTGTAAATACAGCTCTACCTTCAATAGTAATGCCGTCTGAGGTTAATATTTCTTATGCTGAAGTCAACGATGCTCATGCAAAAGCAAAGGCTTTGGTAGATGATTATGATGGAATAGGAGGTGGAGATACGGAAGGAGAGGGAGACACTGAAGTTAATTCTCAAACTATTAAATCATCTCAACAGTGGCTCATTGAAGAAGACCCTGAAATGGTTGAAGCCAATTTGGCTATTGCATCTTCAGAATTAAGAAGGGCTACATCAGAGTTAGCTTCACAAAAGTCTCAATTAGAAGAATTTCAAGCAGAAGTTGGAGCGGCTCAACAAAAGTTTGGAGCAGAGTTGCAAAAATTTCAAGCTGAACTGGCTAAAGACCAAGCAAGAGTACAACAAGAGGTGCAAGAGTATCAGGCAGACGTAGCAAGAGAATCTCAAGAAATAACTTCTCAAATATCTAAATACTCAGCAGAACTTCAGAAAGAAGCTCAAAAAGCTGGTGTAGATGTCCAAGTAGCTCAAGCTGAGATAGCAAAACTACAGGCTACTTTTCAAGGAGACATTACAAAATACACCACAGAGTTGTCATTAAATACGAACACTCTTCAAAAAGAAGTTCAGCAATACACTAATGATTTACAGAAATACTCTGCAAACATCCAAAAGTATTCAACTGAGGTGCAGACTGAAGTTCAGTCTTATGCTTCAGACATTAAGAAAAGAGAGAGATTTATTCAAGAAGCTGGGGTGCAAATGCAGAAATCGCAACAATATATGCAAGTATCCCAACAACAATATGGTCTTTCAGGTCAATATTATCAAAAGGCTGTATCGGAACTACAATCAATTACAGGTACCCTCTCAGCTCCCCCTCAGCAACAGAAGGGGCAGAGACAAGAGGAAAGGAAATCTAGCTAATGGCAAATAAACTTATTATGAAATGTTCGGTAGAGCCTCAAATAGATGCTTCTGATACAGTAGTTGATTCAGTTACTTATCAATCTTATCATACAGATAATGTTGGTAGCCATGGAGGAACATTAGAAACTACTTATACAGATGCAAGGGCAATTAAATATGTAGGTGTAGTTGATAAAAAAACAGCTTTTACAAATTCTTCTTGCGCTTACAATGATGACCCAACTGTTACAATGGACAGTACTACTGGTTTAATAGTAGGAATGAGTGTTAGCGGTTCTGGGATACCATCTGGTGCATATGTCGCTTCTATTACCAATGCTACTACATTTGAATTGTCCGCTGCAACGACTGGAGGAAATAAATCTAGTCAGACGCTGACATTTAGTGGAGCAACCCCCTTATCAGATGGCGATTTAGCGTTTGAAGGAACAGCTACCGCCACAGGCACAGAGCCTAGTGCTAGTGGGGTAAAGGCATTCTATGTTAAATATGATTCAACTTTAGGGACAGTCGCAAGTGTAACAGTTACTTATGGCTCACAAGCTATGGCAGTTTTAGGAGTTGGTGAATCAGTTTTAGTACCCTTAAGTGGGGGAACACTAGCAGATTGCAAGATTCATGCAAGTGCTTATACTAGTGGCACACACGAGGCAACGGTAACCGTTGTTTTAATAGGAGACTAAGGTGGCTCGTAAGAGAAGAAGGCGAAGACGAGCTAGAAAGACT